AGACTGGGATATTAAACCAGAACAATTTGTACCTCAGTATCTGGCAAGACCTAGTTTTCATATTTGGTTGGGAGATCCTATAAATCCAGATCTAATACCACAGTTTCAAGGCAAGTTGCATTTCGCACATAAAAAACTAAAAGAAAAACTAGACTTACCAGCACTAACAGATCCTAAATTAAGAATAGGGTATATTCCATTTGCTAAGATTGTAGGTAGTATAAATAATAACGATATAGCAGGACATTTATTACGGCACAAGCTGAATAAACAACATATGGAGTTATTTAAAAATGGCTGAAGATAGCAATGTAAATTTAAGTTTAGAAGAATATGAGGCTCTTAAGGCAGCAGCTACACCATCAGAGGAAGTAGAAAAACCTACTAAGCCTTGGTGGAGTGCACCTAACCCAGAAGATGGCGGTTGGATGTGGATTGCCCCAGAGTATTTCTCTCGATGGAGATTGTTTCCTCGAGCATTCATAAGCATGTACATTTATCTACTCTATCAAGTAGTTGAATGGTTTATGGATTTACCAACACCTGGTCCAGAGCAAGCAGGTTTAGTTTCAGTAATAGTTGGAGCTGGAGCAGCCTGGTTTGGATTGTATGTGAATAGCACATCAACAGGACAAAAGAAAGAAAGTTAGATGCCAGAGATAGTATTATCAGATTTCTACATGGAGTTCATAGGGTTTTTACTTACCCTAATAGTTGGACTGTCCATTAGAGACTGGGCTGGAGCTTTTGTTAAAGGTGCTAAGTTTAGGTTTAACCCCGCCTTCCAAGAAGGTGATAAAGTGCTACTTGATGGTAGCCCTGCACTCATAGTTAAAATAGGATTGAGTGAAACAGTATTTGGAATTTACGGAGAAGATGGATATACATGGAGGTATGTTCCAAATACCAGAATAGAATTCTTGAAGTTAGAGAAGATAGTGGACACAGATTTACATCGTGATACCGCACAGGAGAAAGCTCAAAAAGTAATTGATGCCTTTCAAGATGCTAACATACAAAAGAATGGAGAAGAAATTAACAAATTAAAAAATGGAGAAAAGTGATGCCCCCAAAATTCAAACCAAGCCACAAAGAATATATTAAAGGTCCAGACGGCAGACCTACAAAACGAACTAGAATGAAGCACTATTATGTGGGGCAAGTTTCAACAGAAGATTTGATTGATGCTATAAATAATGGTAAACCTAAACATAAAAATAAATTTATTAATGAATTAACAAGACGTGGAGTGAAGTTAGTATGGAAGACGGAAAAAGAGATAGCGACGGTACAGTAGGATTAGGCGGACATACAGATGTCCCTGTAGATGAAAGTAAAAAAGCATTTATTCAAAAACCTGGTGCACTAAAAATATATGATGGAGCTTTAAGTCCTGAATTTTGTGATGAACTGATGAAGGTATTTGAGGCTGGTACAGATCAACATGAAGTACATAATGATGGCATCATGTCTTTTGTCCAATATAACTACACTTTACACAATTCAAAAGATGAAGTCCATGGTAGACTAATGTCTCACTTAGGAGAGCTATTTAGACAATACCTGAACGACTTGGGTACAGGACTTCATATCAAACTATCAGGGTTCGAACAACTACGAATCAAACGATACACAGCAGACACAGATGACAAATTTGACATCCATGTAGACGTCACAGATCATGCCAGCGCTATAAGAGCCGTGGCATTCCTATTCTACTTAAATGACAGCGATGGAAACACTGATTTCCCTTTACAGCAGTTAGGTGTAGAACCTAAGAAAGGCAGGGTAGTTATATTCCCACCGAGCTGGGAATACCCTCATTTAGGGAATAAAGTTACGAAAAATGACAAATATATCATGTCCACATACTTACATTACGCCTAAGTTACTGATATTACACCAAAAAAGATTTGAAAAAATGCTTGACTTATGGTCCGTCAGAGTGCATAATAACGGTATATTAAATAAAAAGGTATAAAGAATATGACAAATTGGGAAGACTTATCAGAAAAAGAACAATTACTAACTTATATTAGTGATGTTCATAAGGATGCTTACGGGTTTAGACCTAGAGGCACTTATAATGATTGGTCCGTTCCAGAGCTTAAGGAAGAACTTGATAGACTATGTGAGGCAGCTTCTGAAGAAGCAGTTCGTATAGAAACTATGGAGAACGAATCTTGGTTAGCTCTTAAAAGTCATTATGCCAGTTTAGTTAATATGGGAGCAAAGGACTTTAGACAGGCTCTTGATTGGGATATGCAAGCTGAGGATTGTGTTCAAGATGGCTATAGAGATTATGGCTTTTATTGTTATCACAAGAACATTGCATATAACAAGCAAAGAATCCTAGAAAGGTTAGCAGCTTAATTGGTGCTTTTGGTCCACAAAAAGGTTGACTCTTGGTTTACAAGAGTCTATAATGTAACTTGTAAATTAGAAAAAATGGAGAAATGCTGTTATGACTCAACAACTATTTAAATATGCAGGATATAGTATTACAGAAAAAGGCCAAACTAAGGCTAGATTCGGTAACGATATGGTATCACGCATCAAAAAACTTACGGCAAAAAGCAACCAAGATACTTGGTTTGCCGAGCTGCCGGAAGCTATGACCAAGAAGCAAGCGTCAGAGTTTTTACTTGAAAGGGAAGACATTAAGTCCAACTTTGATGTTAGAGACGCTTTGCAGAAGGTTGTATATCGGAATGTACCTAAGTCCACAAGATCCACTAAGGTGATTGTGAATGAGGGTGCACAAACTGGCAATTCTGCCAACAATAATATGGAGAGCTAATATGGCTAATCGTAAAGTGAGCGCTGAGACAAAAGTATTAAACTTTTTGACACAGGGCAAATCATTGAGTAATGCTGTGGCAACACACAAACTCAAAATCAGTAGACTACCTGCTAGGATTCATGATCTTAGATCTAAAGGGTATGCTATTTACACCAATACTAATGCAGTAGGTAATGCTACTTACCGTATTGGTACACCTAGTAGAGACATGGTAGCAGCAGCTTTTAAAGCTGGCGTATCATTTAGCTAGAGCCTATTGAGGGAGCTTGTAGACATCGAAAGATTACTTGCTCCCTCATATTTTTATTCAGAGGTTTGGTACACCGAGGTCGTCAGAGATCAAAAGACCAACTATAAATATAGGAGAAGAGCTAGGCAGACTCAAGAAAAGGCCATAACTAAAACATATATCCTGGATAATGATATAAAACTTATCCACCGAATTATTGCTTGGGTAGCTCAGTTGGTAGAGCAGGGGTTTTGTAAACCTCAGGTCGTAGGTTCAATCCTATTCCAAGCTCCAGACAGAAAAAGGAAATAAAATGGCAGATTTAAGTAAAGAATTAATTGAAGCATTAAGTAATCAATATCGTGGCAATATACAAGCTGCAAGAGCTAATGTAAGAGTGTATTTAGAAAATCCAGCAGGGATAGGTGAACACCCAGACATCATTACTTCAATCGATAGCCAGATTCAAATTATAGCAGACAACCAGGAGAAATTAGATATTCTCAATAGCCGTAGGTTTAACTTTTCAGGGAGTAACTTTCCCGTTGAGTAATAGTCTACAAGCTACCTTTGGTAACGAATTTTTTAGAGCAGAAGTGAGACATTATAATGACTCAGGACTGTATGAAGTAAAGTTTTTCAGTAAAGACAATTTAGTTTTTACGGAATATTTAGGTGATAAAAATTTAGCCGTTGAAACGGCACAGACATTCGTTAAACAAAGGGAGCGGTTACATGGCAAATAATGTATATTCTACTATACAAATAGAACAAGCAAATTACGAAGCAGAGTCAGAATTCATTAGAATCTTTTCAGATCTTGAAAGGTACTATGAGACTGATATTGCTTATTGTGACTTCTTTAAAACAAATGAAGAAATAGTAGATAATGAATTTATGGAAACATGGGTAGGTCCTAGATCTGCAGAAGTTACAAAGTTCATGGGAACCGAGGTAGAGATTAAATCTGCTTGGATATCACCTCATAAATTCTTTGAAAACTTGTTAGAACACTTAAGATCCTTTGATGAAGATGTTAAAATTACAATGGTTTATGAAGATGAATTTTTAATGTTTGCTGGTGTGTATGTTAACGATAGGAATCAAGAAGAGTCTGGTGGTTGGTTTAAAAATGAATTTGACAGATTAGATATCGAAGATGACTTCTTAGGTTTCGTTACAGAAACGGTAGACAAGTGGCGCATAGAATTGTGTTATTAATGTGTTGATAGTATGTTAGGAGTATATATAATGTGGTTTGTGGAAAAAGTGGAAACATATTTTGTGCAATCTACTTCTCCTTTTGTTATGTTATTTGGGCGATGCAGATTACGAACTTGTTAGATCAAATAGTAAGAATGTGCAAGCGGTGGAGATAGAAATATGAGGCTAGATTACAAAGACTGTGGCAAGATAGGTATAACCTGTAGCTCCTTTGACTTATTACATGCTGGACATGTTGTGATGCTGGAGGAGGCCAAAAGACATTGTGACTACCTGATAGCAGCGCTGCAAGTAGATCCTACTCTTGATAGAGAATCCAAGAACAAACCCATTCAAAGTATAGTAGAGAGACAAATACAATTAGCTGCTATAAAGTATGTAGATGAGATAGTTATGTACTCTACAGAATCAGAATTAGAGGACTTGTTCCTCACCCTTCCTTTAGATGTTAGAATCATAGGTACAGAATATAGGGACAAAGAATTTACGGGTAAACAAATTTGTTTGGATCGTAATATTGAATTGTTTTACAATGTCAGAGATCACTCTTTCTCGAGTACAAGTCTCAGACAAAGAATACAATCCAATGAAATTGAAAAAATAACTGGTTATAAAGATGCAGTGATGCCTGAAATTATAGCCGCTAACAAAAAGAGGATAGATGATGAGTAAAGATGATAATAAATATTTAGGTAAAAATACACCTGCCATTCGCAGAGTAGTTAATTGTTTGAATGCTGAGAAAAGAGCCTTACATGGTGAGTTCAAAGCTTATTGGAAAGACACCGCTGCTAAAATAGCTAATGAAAGTGATATAGATATTAAGAAAGTAAAAAGTAATTTGGAGTTATACAATGCAAGAGCTGAAAGTAGTAGCATCCACTAGAATCTGGGAGTCCAAAGGAGCGACACCAGATTTTCCTATGTGGCAACCTGTAGGATCTAATGAGTATGTCATTGGATATTTATCTTTAAAAGATGGTGAAGAGCCTAAGATATCTGATGTAGGAGTGATGATAAAAAATCTATCCCACATATTAGAAGGTAGGGTAACACCTAAGGTTGTGGAAATTTACACAGGGTTTGATATATATCACAAAGATAACCTAACCCACAACGAACAGTTTCAATTAAATCAGGGGGACCAAATTGACTTCCCAGCAGAAGACATTACAGAACTCAAGGGAGAAGACTAGGGTAACTTTAGGATACACCTATTACGATAATCCTGACCTTTTAAATCGCCAGTTAGATATATGGAGAACCTATCCTGCTGGTGTAGATATCTTTGTTGTAGATGATGGTTCAGAAGTATATCCAGCAATAGATATTTTAAAAGACTACGAAGCAGAAACTTTCCAACCTACTCTACAACTGTGGAAGGTTACAAGAAACTTAGGTTTCAATTCTCATGGTTGTAGAAATCTAATAGCAAAATATTCCACAACAGATTCTATTCAATTTCTTGATTTAGATATGATGTTGCCAGCAGGACAAATTGCTAATATCAAAAAAATTATAGTAGAAGAAGATGTTGTCTACAATCACAGATGTTACTGGCACAGCAAACAAAGACTAATAGAACACCCAGGACATTATAATTGTTTTCTAATACACAAAGATACCTTTAATAAAAATAAAGGTTATGATGAGTCTTTCACAGGACATCATTATGGTGATAGAGAATTTTTAGAAAGAATGTGGGATAATGGTGTATCAAAGGCAAATACAAATGTCATAGTAGAATTACATGGTGAACCAAGACATGGTACTGTATCTGATAAAGTAGATAAAACAGAATATGTTCATGGAGAAAAGACCTTTTTGGCACCATTATCTATCCCAGAAGTTAAAAAATTACGAGGAACAAAAAAGCAACGGTTGGACTTTCCGTTTCTTAAGATGTTATAAATACTGTTATGCGCTTTACTGAATTTTTAAAAGAAGATAAAGAAGAAGATAAACTCAAACATCTAGAGCATGTTGAGGATCATGTAATCCATGCTGGACATAAAGGCTTTGGACATGCGTTCCATACAATTAATGATGTCCATAATGACTTACAAGGCAAGGGTAAATCTCAGACACAGACTACAATCAAATATGATGGTAGCCCTGCTGTTGTATTTGGAAAACACCCAGAGAACGGAAAGTTCTTTGTAGCATCTAAGTCAGCATTCAATAAAGACCCAAAAATTAATCACAGTCATGAGGATATAGATAAGAATCATGGACATGCTCCAGGGTTAGTATCCAAACTTAAAGCAGCCTTAGATCACGCACATAAGATTAAACCTAATGGCGTATACCAAGCAGACATAATGCACGCTGGAGATGTTAAACACGACAAAGCTAACAATAGAGTAGACTTTACACCACAGTTAATTACATATCACGCACCAGCAGATTCAGAACACGGCAAAGCAGCTAAGAGAGCTAAGCTAGGGTTAGCAATACACACAGAGTATGAAGGTAAAACAATAGCAGATTTGAAAGCTAAACACGGCGCTATTGACTCTAATAGCTTCTCAAAGCACAAGGATGTGCACCTTATGAGTGCTAACCACGATACAAGTACACATAGGTATAGCATGGAAGATCGTAAACAAGTAGATCATCATCTAGAACAGGCTGTAGCACACTTTAAAAACACACCCAAAGAACACCACGACACAGTTCAAAAACATGCTACAGCATTAAAAACTTATGTTAATCATACAGTACGAACAGGCGAACAACATTCACACGAAGGGTTCGTAGCACATCACAGCGCCTCACATCAGAAGAAAGTAGATAAAGTTAAAACAGATGTTGCTAAAGCAAGACATCAAACTACTATGGATAACACCATAGGACATATAAATAAGAATAAGGAACACTTTGAAGGCCCTATGAACATGCACAAGCATCTTCAAGCGGCTAAGAATATTATAACAAATACAATGTCTCAAAAATCAGAATGGGGGCATGAAATAGATGGTGCTAAAACAAAGCCAGAAGGATTTGTAGCCATCAGAGGTGGAAGACCGTCTAAGTTCGTAGATAGAAAAGAATTTAGCGCTCTTAATTTTAATAAGAATGATAGTAGGAAATGATATGAACTTGTTTGACTTAGTAAAAATAACAGATAGTGCCCAGGTATTTTTGGCAGACTTATTGGAAAACCAAGAAGAACCTATGAACATTAAGTTAGAGGTTGCTAATCCAGGTTCAGCTAAGGCAGAAACAATGTTATCATATCAACCTAAAGGAGAACCTTTTCCAGTAGATACAACACAAGGATTCAAATCATTTAATTTACTAGTAGGAAAAGGTAGTGCAAAGTTTTTAGAAGACACAGTTATAGATTATGATACAGATAAATTTGGAGGATCTTTAACAATAAGATCTCCTAAATCTAAATTACCACAAATGTCTGAAGACTCATCTTTAGAAGAGAAGGTTAATTACATACTACAAACTGACGTCAACCCTATGTTGGCATCACATGGTGGACATGTAGATCTTGTAGAGATAGATGAGAACAAGAGAGTGGTTGTGCAATTTGGCGGTGGATGTCAAGGTTGCCAGGGGGTAGACTTCACAATGATGTCTATGGTAGATAACAATATTAGAGAAAAGTTTCCTGAGATAACTAGTGTGATAGATGTAACAGATCACAGTTATACAGCAAATGCTTATTACTAGGAGAAAGACATGACAAAATGTAATTGTTGTAAATGTTGTTCTTGCACTTGTTGCGGGTAGGTTAATATGGAAGAAAAAGATAAACATATAGTATTCTCATACGGGAGGATGAACCCACCAACTGCTGGACATAGTAAAGTCGTTGACAAGGTTAAATCTCATGCTGATAAAATAGGTGCTAACCACGCAGTTATTGTTAGTCATTCTCAGAAACCTAAAACAGATCCTTTACATCACGAACATAAAAAAGAATATCTAAGACATGTTCACCCTGATGTAAACTTTGAACATTCTACAAAAGAACACCCACACTTCTTGGCACA